GTGAAGCTCCAGTTTATTCTGTATACTTAAGTGATTTATTTCCTTTCCTTAAGTTCAATCAGCTTCCTATGTTTATGTTAGATCAAGAAGTTCATATTGATTTAACTTTTGTTGATTCTACAAGTGGATTATCTGGAGCAACTCAATCGCAGCGTTTGTGCGTTGATAATGGAGATGCTGGATTTGCTCTAGGATTTTCTGTGAATGAAAGCGAGTGCAAACTCATTTATGATAGTATTACTTATGATGGAGATATCATGGAGAAATACGCCCAGCAAAATCCAAAATTAGTATTCCAGTATGCCGATTATAGATTAACTAAAAGAACTGGTGTAAAAGACGCAGCTGGAAATATTGATGATTTTGCGAGTGTAGTTCTTCCAATAGGTGGTAATGGTCGCCTCTGCTCTAAGGTAATTTTTGGGCTTCAAGACAACGCTAACTTTATTGCAAAATCTTTACTTAATGGTACTACTGCTTTTGGAGACTGTGCCTTACAATACAATCTTTTATATAATGATCGATTTGAGTTTAATGTTGATAGAACTAACTCAGCTCTTCAGTTTGCTACAACTCACGCTGCTGAAGGTCGAGTTCCTATGGTTACTCATGATGAAATAGTTAAGAGATCTACAGCTTCAAGTATTACTGATGAAACCCTCCAAGGTTTGATTCAAGGTGCGATAGGAACTGGAATTGAGGAATTATTTAGATGGAACTCTATTAGACCGAATAAAGGTGAGCGTATCAATAATAAGGGTATGGATCTCCATTATAAGATCCCTAGCGGTTTAAGTGATGGAACATACACTCTTAGAGTTTATGTTGAATTACTTAAGGTTGCAACAATCGAGAACGGAATGTTTAAATGTTATTTCGCATAATTATTTTCTAAATAATTATATAAATGAAGTGTTGTAAAAATAAATGTAAAAAATGTGAAAGATATAGTGAGAAATGTATAGAATACAAGAAGAAATATTTGAAACAAGAAACTCGAAATGATGAGCTAGTAGAGATGCTCGAGAGTTTAATAGAAACACAGAAAAAGATCTGTGAATATATTGAAAATGAGAAAGTGTCTGGGGTAAATATCAAAAATAAAACTTCTAAAGAAATATCCAAAGACAAATAATTTTAACATTTTACCCCAGACACTTTATTTAATCTATTTTTTTTCGTTTTTTATAATAATAAAATAATCTATTATTATAATATAAATATGAAAATACAAAGTAATAATCCAACTGAAGATATTTCGAAGGATCGCCCTCAACTCAAAACAAATACAGTAAAACAATATGTAGTTAATCTCAAGAAATTACAAAAAATATATGATACAGAAGGCTATGATTTCTTAAAAAAACCCGATGATGTAATGGATAAAATAAGTAATTTACACTACTTGAGCCAAAGAAATATGTTGAATGCTGTTATTGTATTATTAATGGCTTTGAATCATGATAAAAAATATGATGAATTACTTGAAGAATATGGAAAATTAAGAGATGAGTTAAATGATAAATATAGTGAAGAACAAAAAAGCGGAATCATTAGTGATAAACAAAGTAAGAACTTTGCAACTACAGAAGAGATATTCGAGATGATAAATAAAATGGCTGATGATCTAAAACCTTTAAAAAAGAAAACTAAAGATGAAATTACAAAAAAAGAAATGCAATTGCTTCAAGCGTATACTTTATTTAATATTTATGCCCGTATGCCCTTTAGAAATGATGTAGCCGGTATGATGGCTATCAATCAAGCTCAATATAAAAAATTAAGTGAAAAAGAAAAGAAAGACAATAATTATCTAGTTGTACCTTCAAAAGGAAATATATATTTTGTATTGAATAAATACAAAACAAGTAAGAAATATGAAGAGTTAGATTTACCGATCGAAGATAAAGATTTAAGAAAGATATTAAGATATTATTTGAAAATGAATGGAATGGGTGTTTTATTTAAGACATCAACCGGTAAGCCACTAACAAGAATAGAATTAAGTAAAGTATTACTTAAATATAGTGAAAAATACATGAATAAAAAAATTAGCACAACTCTTTTAAGAAAGATTTATTTATCATCAAAGTATGGAAATATGAAAGAAGAGCTTGAGAAAGATAATAAAGTCATGGGTCATTCAAAACAAGTTGCACTCGATACTTATGTTAAAAAAGCTCAAGAGGATGAATAATTTAATTTTGTTGTTCTTTTATTCCTCTAAATATTTGTGCTTCTCTAATTTTATATTTTTTAGTCCTTTTAATGTTTATAGGTTCTATTTCCTTTAAATCTTCCTTTGTTAAATCATTATTTTTTTGATATTCTTTTAATTCTTTTATTAAGGCACTCCTTTCTCGTTTCCATTCATTAAACCATTCCGTGATATTTTTTTCTTTTAAAAAATTAGTATCATATAATCTTGATGTATTTTTTTTGATTTTAGATATTAAAGATTTTAATTTAGTCGGTTCTTCTTTTTTCTTTGGTTGTTCTTTTTTCTTTGGTTCTTCTTTTTTCTTTGGTTCTTCTTTTTTCTTTGGTTCTTCTTTTTTTTCTTTAGGTTTTTTATTTAAAATAGATCTTAATTCTTTGACTAAACTTTGGTCTTCAAGAGATTTTAAATATTTACTTTTAACCGTAAAATTGCTCTCTAAAAACATAGGATCTACTTTTTTCCTCATATCAGTATCAAGAATATAACTCATATCGTTTTCTAATTCTTCCCTTTTATCTTCTGTTATTTTTCCATCTAAATAATCATTAATTATTTTAATTCTTTTTTTTAGGTTTTTATTTAAGAAATCACTTAATATTTTAAATCCTTTCATTTTCGAAGGTGGTTTTCCAACCTTAACACCTTTAGAAGGTTTAGATGCGGGAGGAGGTTTGGGTATAACAGTTTTAAGAAATGCCTTTTCACCGGCTTTCTTTTGTTTAGCTTGTTGTCTCTTTTTCTTTTGTTCTTCTGTTAATGGTTTCGGCTTCGGCAGTATTTTTTCAGCTTGTTTCAAGGTAACATTAGGTTTTCTTTCATTTTTATATCTTCTTTGGATCGATTGTCTTACATGGTTTATCATATAACCCTTATCATCTAATATTTTCAATATATCATTTCTAGTTGCACCCTTCGGGATTTTTATAGACATAAGAACATTATGAGCTTTAATTAACTTCCTTATCTCTGGGGTTGTTAGTTCTCCTTTCAAATCTCCAGATTTATACGGCATCTCTTTTAAGTATATATAATAAAAAAAAAATAATTATAATATTATAAATTATGTTGATTGATAAAACTCACTCAAAAAAAGATATTGTTTCATTATTTAGAAAATTAGGAGTTGTAATCGATGATGAATTAACTAAAGGTAATATAGTTAATGATATTGAAAAATATATTGAAGGAGCTACTTATAATGAAAAAATAAAAAACTGTACTGAATTGAAAGAATATTTGAAGAAACCTTCTCCAAAACAAAGACCTACATCACAACAAAAAAAAGAAATAATGTTTAATGCAAAAAAGATAATCAAGTGGGCTAAAAATGATTATATATTCGATATGACTACATATAAAAATGCTGAAGATCCATATCATGATGTAATGTCTATTTATATGTGGGGAGATCTTCCAAGTGTGAGGAGAGCATGTAGATTATATAATTTAAGTGTATACTGTAAAAATAATGTAAATCCAGTAATTACTGAAGAAGTAGAAGAAGAACTGAATCAAAATAAAATAATAAAACAACAAGTAATATATAAATTAATTATAAAGAGAGCTACAAAAGAAAATCCCATCCTTGTGAGTTTTGATTAAAATTATAATATATATGATATTATATTATATAAATGAGTATTTTACTTCTAGGAGATTGTTTAGATGAAATGAAAGGTTTAGATGATGATTCAGTCGATTTAATATTCTGTGATTTACCTTATGGAGCTACAAGTTGCAAGTGGGATTCTAAAATCGATTTAGATAAGTTTTGGATTGAAATAATGAGAATAAAGAAAATAAATACTCCAATATTTTTCACTACTACTACAAAGTTTGGAGTTGATTTAATCGAATCAGCACCGAAGAAATGTCCTTTTAGATATGATATTGTTTGGGTAAAATCAGCTCCAGTAGGTTTCTTGAGTGCTAAAAAGATGCCGTTGAGGAAACATGAAATGATCTATGTATTTTATGAAAAACTACCTTTTTATGATTTAAGTAGTCATACACATAGATTTCTTAAAAAAGGAAAAAAAACTGAAGGTGATAAAGGTAATGATTGCTACGGTAAGTTTAGCTATTATAATAATGGAGAAAAAGGATATGATCCACCCTTACCGACTACTATGCTCGAAATCAAAAGCACAAAAAGAAAACACAGCACAGAGAAGCCAGTTGCACTAATAGAATGGATATTGAAATATTATTCTAAAGAAGGAGATGTTGTATTAGATCCAACTATGGGAAGCGGAAGCACGGGTGTAGCATGTAAGAATATGAAAAGGAACTTTATTGGAATTGAAAAAGATGAAGAAATATATGAGATTGCTGTTAATAGGATCGAAGATTAAAATGCGTTTTAGATTGATTTTTTTTCTATGTTATAGGTATAAATATGGATTATAAGAAAATGCAAAAAGATTTAAGTTTCGGTTTCAAAAGTGAAAATGATATTCATTTTATTTTAGAAGAAGTATTTGGAAAATTATTCAAGTCATCATTAAATCCGGAACTTGGAAAATATTATGAGTTTGATAAATATAATGAAGAATATTTCATCGAAATAAAAACAAGAAGGATAAAACATAATCAATATGAAAGTTTATTTTTCGGGAAAAATAAATTGCTTAAAGGAGATGAATTATTAAAGAAAGCTCCGCATTTAAGAATATTTTATTTATGGAAATGTAATGACGGTATTTATGGCTGGGAGCATAGAAGTACAGAGTTCGATACATGTAAAAGAGGAAGATGTGATCGAGGTAAAGATGAGTTTGATGATTGCATAGATATAAAACAAAAAAATATTAAACCTTTAAAAAATCTATTAGATAATATAAATGGTTGAAAAAGTCAAAATTACATATCAAGGTAAATCGAGACAAGTTCCAAAAACATATGTAGAAGGTTTAAAGGGTAATGATAGAAGGAAACAAATTAAATCTATTTTTGAAGGGACATTTAGACCTCAAACAAAAGTAGCACCTAAAAGATCAAGTTGGACTGTTAAGTTCAATAAAAAATATGGAAAAGAATTAGATAAAATGAAAGGAGGTAGAAGTAAAAAAAATATAGCTAAAGTAACGGGTATACCTTTCAAAGCTATAGATGAAGTATTTAAGAAAGGTGAAGGAGCATATTATTCTTCTGGATCAAGACCGAATCAAACCCCACAATCTTGGGCTTATGCTCGAGTATATAGTTATATATTAGGAGGAAGTGCAAGGAAAGCTGATGCTGCTATTACAAAGAAATATAAAGTTAAGTTTCCCTCTTCTTCTTCTTCGGCATGATTAAAAATCCATTTGTTTCATCATTTTCAATTATTTTAAGTTTAAGTAATCCAAATAAACAAGATATGAAATATTGATGATCGCTCCTTCGAATAGCTTGTTTATTTAATTTCCTTTTATAGATAATATTGCAAAAATGAGTTAATGTATAAATTATTTGTTTTATGTTAAAGTTTTCTCTCATCGATTTCAATATTAAGTAATCACCTTGATATTGATATCTTTCAAATGTTTTCTTTTTTGTTAAGGGGAATGAGCTTATCAATAATCCCTTATAATATAAATTAAGTGATCCATCACATCCATTATAAATAGTCATTTTCTCTATATATTAAGTATAGATATTATTATTTTAAGTATTAATAATCTATTTTTATGCTTATATTGTATTATTATACCTATTTTAGCACTTAAAGAAGTATATATTTTAAAATATATACTCTTTAAACCCTTATTATACCTCTTTAAGTAGTAAAACAATAGATTATATGGGGTATTTATCGATAATATTAAGTATAATTTGAGATTATATTTAAGAATCAATTAATTTTGCGGTATTTCTTTGAAATTATTTTCTATGTTAAAGTATAAAATGGATAGAAAAAAACTACTTAAAAAAGAAATGCTTAAATTAAGTAAAGAGAATAAAATGGCTGATAAGAATATAATGCAATTTAAGGATTACAGAGGTCAATCGAACTTTCAAGCTTTTGTTGATCCATTTACTAAAACAACTAAAGATGAACTTAAATACATGATTGGAAATAGCAAGTGTAATAAGAATTATTACTTTGAATGGACTAATCATAAATGTAATGTTAAACCTTTCTATGATGTTGATGTCTTCTATCAAAATGAAGAACTATACAAGATGAATATTGAACCTATTCAAAATAAAGTTAGAGATATACTCAAGAAATTATATCCAGATACTACTATTGCTATTAGTTCATCTCATGGTGAAAAGATTAAACTTAAATCGAGAACTGTTTATGAAGAGGTGAATGGTAAGAAAGTTAAGAAAGGTATTCAAAAAACAGAAATAAAAGGATTTGCTATATCATATCATTTTGTTATGTGTGATTATGAAACAACTATTCCAGAATTAAAAGAGTTTAATGAAAAACATAATTTATATGATGTTGAATGGAAAGGAACTAAAATATTCGATAAAGCAGTATATCGAGACAACGGTAATATGAGATTTCTTTATTCATATAAGCCTAATGATAATCGACAAAAGATCCCAGTAAATTATACAGAGGATTATTGTATACTTAAGCATGTAATTCAATCGACAGATGCAACTAATCATTTCAAGCGTCCTCTTCCTAATGATTCACCTCCAGTTTCTCCAACTACTAGTGATGATGAAGAAGTAAAAGAAGTAAAAGAAGAAAAAGATGATGATGATGATTTAATGGAGTTTGTTCCACAAAAGAACCCTTATAAAGCTGGAGAACTTCAAGAAATATTAAATGTACTAACTGATGAATGTTATGAATATGATAATTGGACTAGAGTTGGATTAGCTCTTCATAATATTACAGATGGAGATGAAGTTGGTTTTGGATTCTATAATGAATGGAGTGAAAAAGATGACGGCTATGATGGAGTTAGTGAATTAAGAAAGAAATGGAAATCATTTGGAAAAAAGAAGACGGGTAATAAACTCGGTCTTACTTTCTTAAGAAAACTAAGAGCTAAATATCAACCTAAAAATCAACAATCACTTCAAGATATTTATACAGCTTCTTTTGAAAAAAATAATGATAGTATGCATCATGCTAAAATGGAAATGTTAAAAGAAATGAATAATCGAGTTATCTTTGTAAAAGAAACGGGAGATTATATTATTCTAGATAAAAAGCAGATCCGGAAAGAAAATGGTGAATTAATTAAGATGCCTTGCTGGTATCTTAAGAATGCTACAAAAACAAAAGATCATTTCTTAAAACAAAAGTTTCCTCATTCCTATGAAGATGAAGCTGGAAAAAATAAAAGTATTGTAATTGATCCTTTCAAGCTATGGTGCGAATGGATTGATCGAAGGGAAGTTCGAGCAATCGGCTTCGATCCTCGAGATGATGCTAATAGTGATTTATTTAATCTGTGGAATGGGTTCAATATTTCAAAAGAAGTTGCTGATGCTTATGATGAAGCTGAAGCACAGCCAATTTTAGATCATATTAGGGAGCTGTGGTGTAGTGGAGATGATAATGCTTATGAATATGTACTTAATTATTTCAGTCATATCATTCAAAAACCTCATGTAAAAACCGGTGTACTTCTTGCACTAAAATCGAAACAAGGTGGAGGTAAGGGTATTATTCTTGATAAATTAGCTCAAATCATAGGTGATAATCATTACGCACAAAATAGTAATGCTAACTTTCTTTTTGGAGATTTCAACGGTCAATTAGAAGGTAAAATCCTCATAAATCTAGATGAAGCTTTCTGGGGTGGAGATAAGAAACTTGAAGGTGTTATCAAGAATAAAATTACTGAAAAAAGACAAACAATTAATAAAAAAAATAAAGAAAATTATATTGTTGATTGCTATGCGAATTACATTATTACTACAAACAACGACTGGTTCGCCGGAACAAGCGAAGATGATAGAAGGCATTATTGTTTAGAACTTGATAACAAATTATCGGGTAGAATGAATGCTGAAACACTCAAACATATTCAACCGGTTCTCGATGCTCCATGTGAAGCTTTTGCAAAGGTTTTATATAATAGAGATATTAGTGATTTTAAACCGAGAATGTTTAAGAAAACAAAATTGCTTCAAGAACAAGTCGAAATGAATTGGAATAGTCCCAAGGTATGGTATAATAATGTTATGAGAGATGGAGGTTTTGAATATGACGGACATTTTATCGAATGGAATAAAGTCTTGAAAATATCTAATTATGACGGTAATAAAAATTATGGAACTGAAATCAAAAACAAGAAAAAAGAGAAAAGAGTAATTTATACTAAAGAATGGATATTTAAATGTTATGATAGACAATCATACAACGGTAGAAAGTTCGACAACAGTTCATTTTGGAGAGAAATCAAAAAGAATTGTTTGAGTGATCTTTATGAAGAAAAGAAACTGCAGCTAAGAAAGGAACGCAAACTTTACATGTTCTTACCTTCACTTGAAGAAGCTCGAGCTAAATGGAATGAAATGCAAGAATATGACTATGATTATAATAAAGATGATGATGATGAGTGGGAACTTGATGATTGTGATATTAGTAGTGATGATGAATGATTTTAATATTTTGATTTAGTTTTTTTATTAACTTTTTTTTTTGAGGGTTTATAACCTTCGAACACTTTTTCCGGTTTTATTTTTTTATCTTCTTCCAAATCTTTCTTAATATCTATTTGGATTTTATCATGATCCGTAATAGGTTTTACCTTAACACTTTTAACTTTTTTTTTTTTATACATTTTATAATATCTTTTATTTTTTTTTTTTCGGTATAATAAAAATATATTAATTTATTATAAAATGAGTTTAGTAATTACTTCAAATATAGGTCAAGATGATAATCCAGAGTTTTCAAACGCTTTCAAGCCTTATTCTTATCAAAACCGTTTACTTAATACTATGAGAATACCCCCGAATAGTGAGATTGCTCTACAATCAGCAAAAATTAATAAAAATGGCTTATTTATTTTAGATAGAACAAATGCCGATTTCTGTCACTATTTTGGAGTGCCGATAGGTACTGATGCAACTAAACTAGCTGCGGGTGAAGAAATACCGGATCTTGATAGTAGCACATCTCAACCTTTTAGAGGAACTATTGGAGCGGGTAATGCTTTTGGAGCGGGTGGAAAAAATGAAAGAAATATCGAAGATATGGCTAATGATCTTCAAGCTGGAGTCGATGCTTGTGCCTTTCATCCTTCTTTAATTAGAACTAAAGGTGCGAGTTTTGAAAGTTCTATCAAGGTAACGCCAGAATATGATGGAACATCTTTAGCATTTAAGGGTTTCAAGTTTGTAAGCACACAAGAAGATTCAGCCCTTACAACTCGATTAGCTGCTGATATTACTTGGACTGATGTATCAAAAAATAATGCTTACGGTTTTAATCAAAATAACGGTGAAGTAACTACAACTGATAGTGCTGGATTTTTAGTTCAAAATCGAGAGTTTCCAATAGCTCAAAATGGAGGTACATGTGGGTTTGATGTTACTCAAACTGGAACTTCTTCTTGGATGTGTGGTTTATCAAGAATTAATAAACCCTTGGATCTTGGAGGAGGAGATTTTGCATATTTACCCCCTTATTTTGATATGACTAAAGTTGGAACTGCTTTAGCATCTGGAAGATATATTTCAAATCAATTTAGATATGCTGATTTTGCTGTAGTTAAAAGTGGAGCAGTTATTAGATTATTTCAAAGTGGTAGTGATAGTGGAAGTGTTGGAAGACCCGCTGTAAACGGTATTTACATGAATGAAATTATTTATTCTGGCGCTCATAATGCAGATTTTGCTACCCCAGCTGTAGCAAGTCAAATTGAAAAAGTTAGATTCACCTTAAATAATGAAGAGATGAAGATTGAGGTTTATGATAATGTAGCTAAAAAATATCTATTACTTGCAGATAATACAACTTTAGCTGCTGCTGGAGCAGCCAAAAATGAATGTTTGAACCCCGTGAATGCTGCTGAATGGGCTATGTATCCGGTTTGTGCTTGTAGAGGAACTCAAGCAGCCAATCGATCAATTACATTAGAAAGTATTACTCATTATCCAAATTATCCTATATATACAGATAATTTATATGATGAATATGATTGGTGGGGCTGGTCTCAACAGAATAATGAAACTGTTTTTTGTAGAGAATTAGAACAGAGACCTTTTAATGATGCGAGTGATGCAACACAATTACCCGCTAAAGGTATAGATTCTAAAGGTATGGATGATTATTCAAGTGTATTTATTACAGCTAAAAGTGTAGCATATGGAGATAGCACTAATGAATGCTCTTCATCTCTCATTCTTGGATATCAAAATCAACCGGTTTCTGTTCCAGTAGCTACAAGTAAAACTGTTACTACAAATGAAAGTTCTAGTGTTCCTAAATTAATCAGTAATATTTCATTATTTATTAGATTGAATAATTTTACTCAAAATAGCGTAAATGCTCGACAAGGTACAACAAGTAAAATTGTAGCTCATCTCCCACGCTTTGATAATAGTGGAAATGAAACCGGAGGTTTATATTTTGAACCTCATGAAAAAACATATTTAGCTCTTGGAAATACAGAGGAGATACTTGTGAATAGTTTTGATGTTGATTTTGTTTATGAAAATGAAACATTATGCACGGCTCTTACAGCTAAAAGTGTTGTATGTTTTCACATTCGACAGAGGAGATAAATAGAAAGTGTCTGGGGTAAATCTTCGAAAATAAACTTCTAAATAAAATCCTTGAGACATATATTTTTTGATATTTACCCCAGACACTTTATTTCCGTTAATATTTAAAAAATAAAATCTATATATAATATATAGACAATATGGATCTTACTGCCGAACAGATTGCAAGAGTTTTAACAAATTACAAAAATAAAAGAGAAAGAGAACAAAAATATTATCATAATGTGATAAAAAATAAAGAAGAGTTTAAAATCAAAAATCGAGAGAGAGCTAAAAATCATTACAAAAATGGATATAAAGAAAAGAAAAAAGAAAATTATCAAAATAATAAAGAACTTTTGAAAACAAAATCATTATTTAATTATTATAAGAAACAAGATAAAATCGATATTTTCAAATCCAAACATGAGGATAAATATAAGCTATTGATTGATAAGGGTTTCATTCAATAAATAACTTGAGTTTTTTTAATCTATTTTTTTAATATTTATATAATATAATATTATATAAATGGCTGAATATGTAAACACTACACTAATAAATTGTAATCGGTTAGCTTCAATAGAGAGCAGAAGCGGGAATGATTCTAATCCCGCTGTATTCACTAATCCTTTAGAACAAAGTGTTCGATTAGATGTTGGAGATAAAGTATCAGTCGAGAGAGCTTTTATTAATGAGCTTGGAGCGGGTAATTCACAAACAATTGAGTTCAAAGGAGAAGCCAAAGGAGCTAATCCAGTTAGTACATATGTCGAAGTAAATCCTCTACATTATTATAGGAAAATGAGTAATACATATGATCCAAAATATCGATTAGGATATTTCCGTGCTTTTACAGCAGCAGAAATTACCGGTGATGAAGTAGAATTGAGAGACAATCTTGCTCCATTAGTAATCGGTTATTATATTACCGCAAATGAATATCCTAATTATATTCAACATCCTAGAAGATTTATTGTTCCTCAAGATGCAAGAGGAGGTAGTGGAAGAGATGATCCAGATTGTTATACTGATAAAGATGGGTTTAATGCTGGATCATGTAGATTTGCTATAAATGAAGATTGTGTTTTATTTGAGGATTGGACTAGAAGAGTAGCCGAACATGCTAACAATTATATTTACAAACAAAAAGTCGATAATACAAGGTATACTTTATATGTTAAAGATCAAGTTGCTTATAGTAAGCTTGATGATATTGCTGGAGCTACAAGAGTTGATGTAAGTCAATTCCCTAGTAAATATCATAATGGAATTATTCAAGAAGCAACTTATTTAAGATATCGAGAAAAATTAGACATAGAAGTAAATAAAGGTTTCAATACTCCTTCTGCTGTAGCTTCACAAATTACTCAACAATTAACTGAAACTAAAAATGAAGATATTTTTCAAATATACGATAATGAGTTTAATGTAAGATCAATTACTAAAACTATTGAAACAAATACATATAAACCAATTAACGCTCAAAATATTTATAATGTGAATCAAACTACATTAGCAGCATATACAGCTCTCGATATTCCAACCTCTCCCGCTTTTGTAAATCAAAACTCAATAGATTATATAGCTACATTTGGATATATAGCTGTAAAAAGACCCGAAATATTCGATGCTGGGAGAAAGATGGCGAAGGATTTAGCTAATAGCGACGATCAGCCTCAAATAAGAGATGCTACGGGTGCTGTAAGATTAGGAAGTCTTGATGCTGAAGAAGGATTTCAAACTTTATTCGATAGACCTATAGCTGCAGCAGCAACAACTAATCAAGATGACGCTGTTACTTTCAATATTATATATAATGAACGCAATCTTGGACTTATTAGAGATTTTTTTGATACTCAAGCTTTATATCCAGAGATATGGGAAAAATTACCGGAAACAGTATTTTATGGAGCAACTAATTTAGGAGCATTAACTTTACCAACAATTGAAAACAGTAGATTTTTCCACATGAACCTCTTAACAACAAAACCCGCAGCTAATCCTAGAAATGAAACATTTGGAGATGATTTATATGTCGATAGAGGAACTAATGAAATGAGACATCTTACAGCACCGGTATTTTTTAGATATGATAAAACACAAAGAGATCTTTTTGTACCTCCAACAGTTCATAATGGAACAGTTGCGGATGGATTAAGTTATGGCTTTGCAATACCTACAAGATTTCCTCAATATAACGCTGCTGGAGTTAGACAAG